CCTTCAACGAGGCCTTACTACTATTCTCAGACCTTACACAGTTCAAGCTAACTGCTGACCCTGTACTTACCCCTGAGACTGTAAACATTGCTAACACCACAGAGTTTGAAGCATCCCTTAGAGCCAAGCCAGCACAAGCAGGTAAGTTTGTGTACTTTGCATCTAAGCGTGGTGCATGGTCTGGTATGTGGGAGTACTATGTAGATACAGACACAGATACTAATGATGCTACAGAATCTACAGCACACGTACCTGAGTATCTCAACGGTGATGTAACTAATATCCAAGCATCATCCAACGAGGATATGCTACTGGTACAGACTGACAATGACCCACAGGCCTTGTATGTCTACAGGTACTATTGGTCAGGCAGAGAGAAGCTACAGTCGTCATGGTCACGCTGGGTATTTGATGGTGATGTAATAGGCTGCTCATTTAACCGTGCAGACATTACACTACTAATCAAGAGAGGCACTAATCTATACCTTGAGCGTATTAACTTATCAGTAGATGATGCAACGAACTACACCACAGGTCAGTTCTCCGTTCATCTAGATAGACGTGTACAATTAGAAACTGCTGGTCTTACTACAGTACCATACGTTGACGCAGCCACAATCTACATTGACCAAACAGGTAATGTAATAAACCTAGCAGATGTAGCAGGTAAGTTAGCGGATGATGAAGTAGTCTATGCTGGTATTCCGTATACGTTTAAATACCAGTTCTCTGAGCCTGTAGTAAAGCAGGGTAACCAACCAGTAACCACAGGTGTACTGAACCTTAGGAACTATGCAGTTGTGTATAACAACACAGGTTTTTTTGAGGTAGATGTAACACCTTCTAGACGTGCTACATACAATCGTAAGTTTACAGGACGTATTGTTAGTGGTGCAGCAAACATACTTAATAGAGCCGCCATTGATTCAGGTACATATGAGTTTGGTATTCTGGCTAAGTCAGACAAAGTTAGTATCGTACTAAAAAGTGATAGCCACCTGCCATGTGTATTCCAATCGGCAGAGTGGGAAGGCTTCTATGTTCTACGTTCTAGGAGAATGTAATGAAAGTCCATGTGAGACAGAGTACCCAAGATGATGTTGAATATCTTTGTGACAACTTACGCCCTGAGGATAGGGAAGAGGTACTTGCCTCACATGGTAGCACTAGAGAGGCCTTACAGGTAGGCTTTGATGAATCAGAAGAATGTTGGACTATCACTGTGAAAGACACAGGCGAGATAGCTGGTATATATGGACTAGCTAGGTATGACGATGACGTAGCAGTACCGTGGTTACTGACCACATCTGCTATCAAAAAGGTATGGCTACCATTCCTACGTGGCTCACGTAAATGGGTAGAAGAAGCTAATCAAAAATACCCCCTACTTACTAATGCAGTAGATGCAGACTATACTGTAGCTATCAACTGGCTACGTTTTGTTGGTTTCACATTTATCAAGAAACATGAGAAATGGGGCGTAGGTAATAAACCATTTCTAGAATTTGTGAGGATACGATAATGGACCCATTGACCATGCTGACTATAGGTCAGGGTGTTGCTGGCTACTTTCAGGCTGAGAACGAAGCAGAATGGACTGAAGCACGTTACCAACAAAACCGTGTTAATGCCGCTGCTGCAAGAGACCTAAAGATACAGGGTCTCAATACACGTATGATACAAGAATCTGAGATTGCCGCTGAGAAAAAGCTTGCTCTTAGTATTGAAGCTATGAAGAAAAGAGAGAGAGCAAAAGTTGCAGCAGGTGAAGCAGGTGTATCTGGTTCTTCAGTAGATAATCTTGTTAATGAATATGATAAACAAAAGCTAAGAGGCTTTAGTGCTATCAATGCTAATGTAGAAAACTTAGAAAAACAAATACAACTACAAAAACAAGGTTCTTCAGCAGAAGCTTTGAATAGAATAAATTCATTACCACGTGGTATGAAACCTAATTTATTATTTCACGCAGTTAGTACGGCAGCAAGTGCATATGCTGTAGAAAAATCATTAACAGTGGATAAAGTAGACCCCTATGCTGCTACATTCTTAGCTGCTGGGTCTGTTAGTTCTATCTTTGGTAGTGGTCAAGCTGTATATGCTGTACAAGATGCACCGTGGGGCATGGCTGATGACGAATAGGAGTTACTAATGGCTAAACGTAGATTACAAGTCGATGAACTTAGTGCGCCTGAACAACTCAGGGCTGTTGCTACTCCTGTAGAAACTTATGTAAGACCACCAGAGGCGCAAGTACCACCTAGTGGTTTATCACAATTTCTTACAGCTATCACACCTGCTGTAAAGGCAGAAGCGCAAGCTAGAAAAGAACAAGCCCTAAAATTACAGCGAGAGGCTGAAAGAGGTGTAGCATCTAAACGTGCTGCCGATGCAAAACTAGGTGTAGGTAAAGCATTACGTGCTGCTAGTCAAGATTTCCTAGATAACCAAGAAGAATATATGTCATTGTCAGAGGAAGAGATAGCCTCAAGACGTTCTGAAGTTATGCAACCTTTTATTGACATGGCTAACCAGTCAGGAGACCAACTGCTTATTGATGCCCTAAGTTCTGATATTGAGATGGGCAATCTTAATTTCTTCGCTAAAGTATATGACCCAACAAAGCGTCAGTATGACTTTAACATAGACATGCAGTCACTGACCGAAGAACTTATAGCTATTTCTGATAACGAAGCTATGATGGGAGACCCTGAGATTGGTACTACTCCTACAGAAAGAACACTATTCAAAGTAGACCAAATTGAAGATACTATTAATCAGTATCAGATGGCTTCTGGATATTCGTTTAATGAAATTAACGATTACGTGTTTGAAAATGTTATTGCGCCACGTGTACAATCTAATGGTAGAGATGCCTTGTATAGATGGGGTGAGCAGAAAAAGTTATACAATGTAGGACGGTATCAAAAAACTGTCAAGACTATAAATAACGAGTTACGTATTCGTGACGAAAGAATGTTAAAGCAGCAAGACCCTATTGTATTTCAACAACAGATACTTGGTGGAATTGATTCTTATATGACAGGCATTTCTGACGGTAAAGTAGTTAGTAATGCTATGCTTATGATAGGCCAAGAGATTACACTACCTAGTGGTGCTAAACAAAAAGTATCAGAAGACGATGTAGTATCTGCTTTTGAATCTTATGCTAAATCTGAAAACCTAAGTGGGGCTGCTACTGTTGATTTCTATAAGAGAAACGGTTTAGTGCCTAGAGCAGCAAAAGATTCCATTAATTCTGGCAAATTCATGCTTGTTAATGGTGAAATAAATGAAGCTAACGTAGCACAAGCTGAAAGAGCAATGCTGGCTATTGAGCAGATGGAAGCAGCAGGTCTGGACATCCCTTCGTCTTTGATGTCTGAAGAAGAAATGAAACGCTTCCGTATTGCAGAAGTATGGTCACGTGATAAAGGCATTGACTTAGGTACTGCTCTCCTAAAAGCACAAAACATTGATACAACTATTGTACCTGAGAATAAGAACAAGTTTAGAACGAAAATAATAAACGAAGTCGGTACAGTATTTATCACAGACCACGGTGAGACAAAGAATAAGACTAAGAACATAAATAATATTGTTGAAGATGCTATGTTGTTTATGCAGTCAGGTGTGGAGAGTGAAGAAGAAGCTATCAAACTAGCTGTAGAAGTATTTAATCAAGACCATATTGTGCATACTGCTTCTAATGATGTTGAACTTAGCTTTCAACAGCGTAATACGGATGTCAATGTATCACTTCCTGTACAGCAAACACTTAATGCCGCTGCAACTGAGATTGGTAATGATGTTCAGATTCAGAACATTATTGGTAAGCTATATCCCACAGTTGAAAACGCTGGCGTTGCTTTAACAAACGGTGTTAATCCAGAGATTGTCAATGTAAACATTATTGATGAGCAAGGAAACTGGATGGGTAGTCTAGGTACAATTAGTAAGAAACAATTACTAAATGACCCTAATGCTGTTAATAATTTGATAGCCAAAAATATCCAAGATGCTGTAGACATGGGCATAGACCCTACCACTGGCGCACCAAAGACAGATGAGGGTGAACCTAAGAGCATAGCTGATATTGATGACCCATTCCTCTCTCCTGATGATTTGATGATGGCTCAGAATGTGGGTACTGACTTACCAACTAAGGAAGAGTTCAAAGAAAACATGGGCGATATGCTAAGTGTTATCTCTGAACCTCTGAAAGATTTAGGTGAGGCTATTTCTCCTGCTCTGCAAAGTATTAAGGATAGTGTAAGCGAAGTCTTTGCACAAGAACAGTTAGATGTTCCTGACTTAGTGGAAGAAACCACAACTGAGATATTACCACAACTGTCACAGGCTGCTGGTGGTGTTGGTACATTCTTCAAAGAAGAGTATGATAATACTAAGCGTAAGTTAAGTAATGTCAAAGCTATTCAAGAAGCACAACGCATACTAGAAGATATACCAGAACTAATAGAAGAACTTGAACTAGACGTAAGGGGTCTTCTAGCTAGTGGTGGTAAATCTGTAAGAGGTATTACTCAGAAAGAACAGGCAGCAATAGCTAGGACAATCATTGCTACGCAAAATGCTGGTGAACGTCAGTATGATGTAGAAACTAGCCAAGACTTAACAGATGCGCTGGCTAAAGCTTCTACTACAAAGGGTGTTTCTGAGCAGGATATTCTTGAGAAAGTTATCAAGCCAATGGCTTTCCACGAATCAGATGGTACTATGAACCCTAACCTCAAACAATATGGGGATGGACCAGCACGTGGTGTTATGCAGTTTGAACCAGCTAGGTTTAAGACTTCTATACAACGTGCTAAGAACTATCATAAGATTGTTGGACAAGACCTGCCTGAATGGATTTCTAGTATTGATACATCAGGAGATAATAAATCTATACAGAAAACTATCACTGAACTATCTGCCAATCAACAGATGGCTCTTGCAGTGTATGACTTGCTACAACATCCTACTGCCGACATTTCAAAAGTTATTAATGGTGAACAGGACTTAACAGAGTTCTGGTTAGATAACTGGTGGGCTGGTGCTGACCGTGATAGATTTGATAGGTCTAAAGCATTTAGAGCAAGCATGAAAAAATATAGCAATCAGTAAGGAACAAAATAATGGCTGAAGATTCACAACAAGTCCTAAAAGATTTGGGATTTAAGACAGGGTATGAAGAGTTACCTTCTCTACAAACCGTCACTGAAGCTGAATTATTTCAAGCCAGAGAACAAGCAGCACCTGAGACTAAGGGTTTTCTCTCTAGTCTAGGTACTGCTGTTTCTGAAGAGTGGATTATACCTTCTGTGTATGAAAACATGGACAGGTTCAGGTCATATGATGGTCAGCCTGTCGATTTAACTCCTGAGATTACTGAGAGCCTAACTAAAGGTTTGCTTGATAAAGTAGCAGTAAAGGAAGTATTACAAGAGGCCGCTACTGTAGGTATGGATAGTGCGTTAGCAATAAAAGAAACACACTTACGTACTCAACAGCGTAGGGCTGAACTAGCTGCCGAAGGTTTTGCTGGTACATCAGCAACAGTATTTGCTGCTATGTTTGACCCTGTTGAGTGGGCTACCATTGGTGCTTCCGCTGCTGCTATATCAGCTTTAAGTGGTCCTGCTGCTCCTGTTACTGGTGGTGCAGTGTTGGCTGCTGGTGCGGCTAAGAGAGCCAAGAAAGCCTATTCTGTGGGAAGGGCTGCATTAGCAGGTGCTGGTGTTACAGCAGCAGAACTTGCAGCATTTGAAAGTATCCGTGCTGGGTTAAAATATGACATTGATGCCAACGATGTACTTATAGCTGCTGGCTTGGGTGCAGGTCTAGGTGGTGGTATAAACGCTGCCACTACTGCATTTGTCAAACGTGCTAACGTATCACGCCTAGCTAAGATTGTAGCAGAGGGTGGTGAACTTACCCCTGCACAGAAAGCTTTTTATGATGCTAACAATGTAGAAGCAACCACACAAAAGCTTATAGATGATACATTAAAGGACGAAAGTTTTATTCAGTCTATTGATGCCACATCTACAGCTAGGTCTATTGGAGACATATCAGCAGAAGAAGCTGCTGCCGTGCCTAAGATGGCAGGTGTTAGTATGTTTGGATTGCGAGAGTTAATCTCCACAGGTGCTAGGTCAGGTTTGTCTAAGTTAAATCTAGCTAGACTAGGTGGTGCTAAACTTGGTATGAACAGCGCAGGTTTTGTAGACGGAACCACTAAGACAGTAGATTCAGCATCTGAGATTGCAGAACGTATGCAAGGTCAATTCCGTATTCCTGCGGCATACACATTACATCCTAACCAAAGAGCATGGACTAAGCGTACTGGTGGCACAATAGAAGAGTTTAATAAACTAGCTTCTAGATATGCACGTGGTATTGTAAGTGATGTTGACCCTGAAATAAAAGCAGTAGCTGACTTGTTTAAACAACAGGAGCGTCAGCTTGCTGAACTTGCTATTAAAAATGATGTGGCTGGTTTTACACCGCTAATGCTGGATAGACACGCTAACTATCTACCACGTATTTTTAACGATGAAAAGATTGTAGCACTGCGTCAAAAGCTTGGAGCAAATGCAGACGAAGCTATAGCTGACTTAGTTGAGAAAGCTATCCGTAATGCACAGCCTGATATTGTAGCTGATGTGACAAAAAGCTTACAGCGTAAAGGTAGAAAACGGATAACACAAAAGTCTATTGATGATTACATTCGTAGAATAGCGCAAGGTTATACTAAGACTATAACTGACCCTAAAGTTGGTATGGCTAAAGGACCAGCAGGTGCTAACGAAATGAACATCGAAGATTTCATAGAAACCTTTGGTAGTCGTTTTGATGAAGATGAGGTATTAGATGTTATAGACATGCTTACTAAGTCAGGTAAGATGTTATCTAAAGACCACAAACGCGCACGTCCTAGAATTATCTTGGATGAAAAAACTTCTGTATATGCTACACGTGCTGATGGTGAGGTAGAAGAAATACATTTCTACGACTTGCTAGAGGAAGATATTGAGCAGTTGCATAACTCTTATATATTCCAAATGTCAGGTGCTGTTGGTCTTGCTCGTAATGGTATTAATACAAATCAAATAAACTCTTCTTGGAGTGCTTTTAAAAAGAACATTATACAAGAGGCTAAAGAAAAGGGGATAGACCCTAGCAAAGAAATAAGAGCCTTAGACTTTATGTATGATGGTATTACAGGAAGACTAGCACAAAGAGAAGAAGTATCCAATAATTTTAGAGAAGCAGCTATTGTAACTAGAGCATACAGCTTTTCAGTTAATATGGGTATGTCAGGAATGTCTGCCCTGATGGAGTTATCAAACGCTGTATTTGAATACTCCGTATCTACATTACTGAAGACCATGCCATCCTATCGTAAGTTGTACGCTAAAGCATCTCAAGGTAGACTTGAAGATGGCCTTATGAAAGAACTTGTAGAAGGCATGGGCATTGGTGGTGAGGTTGCTTTAGGTAGATATAACAAAGCTACTCGTTATGAAGGTGGCAATGTTGAAGGTTACATCGGTCCTGAACAAAGTGGATGGGGCAAAGGCGCACTAAAGGCTCAACAGTTTGTATCTTATTGGTCAGGTCTTAATGGTGTTACACAGACGCTTCGGCGCATGGCTATGCTACATTTTTCTACACAGTTTGCACGAGCAGCTAAGAAGGGTGGTAGTGTATTTAGTGATGTAAAACTAAGACAGTTAGGCTTAGATGATACTGATGTAAACGACATTAAAAACGCTATCAATGAGTTTGCTGATTTCAAAGGTTCTGTGTTAGATAGACTTAACTTAGAGAAATGGCCTGAACCTGTTAGAGAAAAGTTTCAAGCAGCAGGTTTTAAGGAAGCAAGACAAAGCGTACAGGAAATGAACATTGCATCAACCAATGGTTTCTTACGCTCTGAACTTGGTAAAACATTCTTTCAGTTCCTTAGTTTTCCTTTAGCTTCGCTTGAACAGCAGACAATGAGATTGGGTGTACGAGCAGCACATGGTGATATGGCAGTAGCAAAAATACTTATGTCTTCTGCTTTTATGGGTAGCCTTATGTATACAGCACGTGTACATATGAACGCTGCTGGACGTAGTGATGCTGACGAATACATACAAGAACGTATGAAACCTTCTAACTTTGCACAAGGTGCATTAAGTCAGATTGGTGCAGCCTCTTTGTTTGGTTACATCTATCAGGTATCTACTGGTGCTATGGATGGCAACACCTACGCAATGACACCACCTGCTGTATCTATTGCACAATCTATGTTACAAGTAACACAAGCCTATAATGATGGTGAAATTACAGAGGCAGAATATCGTAGAGCATTACGCCTACTTCCTGCACAATCTTTGTATGGTGCTAGGCAGTTAATTAACTACACAGCCAACGAGTTAGGCAACTAACCTAAAGTTACATCATTAGACAAAACACAAGGATAAGAGATGGCTCTTTCATATACTAACTATACAGGGGATGGTACAACAGATACGTTTGCCATCAACTTTACATATCAAAATACCAGTGAGATTAGCGTCACGGTAGATGGTGTGGCTGAGACAGGCCTGACCTTTCCTTCTGCTGCAAGTGTACAGCTAACCTCTGCACCAACAACTAATGCTATTGTACAGGTTCGCCGTACAACTGATTTGACAGCACGTGCAGTTGACTTTGCATCAGGCTCAGTTCTCACAGAAGAAGACTTAGACAATAGTGCTATCCAACTCTTTCATTCTGCACAAGAAGCAGTAGACAGGGTTGGGGACACTATTGGTCTGGACACAACTAACCGTTGGGATGCTGGTAACAATAGAATTATTAACGTAGGCTCTCCTACAGCAAGCACAGACGCTGCTACAAAAGCCTACGCAGATAGTATTGTTACAGCAGCAGAAGCAGCAGCTATCCTAGCCGCACAGGATGAGGTTGATACAGCTACAGGTAACATCATTCCAGATGCTACTAAGCTGGCTATCCATCCTATTGGCTCACAGTACACACTGTCAGATGGTACAACTACTGACTACTCAGCCAAGCATTACCAAGCTGCTACCGCTACCTCTGCAACTAATGCAAGCACAAGTGAGACTAATGCAGCAACATCTGAGACTAACGCACAGAACTGGGCTGTCAAGGTAGACGGTGAAGCAGTAACAGGTGAAGGTTACTCAGCGAAAGCTTGGTCTGTAGGTGGTACAGGTATCACAGATACTGCTGGTGCTGGACCTGCTAAAGATTGGGCAGTAGAAACCACAGGATTAGTGGATGGCACTGAGTTCTCATCTAAAGAATACGCTATTGGTACACAAGTAACAAACCTAGAAGGCTCCGCTAAACAGTGGGCTTTGGGTGGTGGTGCTGGTTTTGACCGTGACACAGCCGTAAAGGGTGCAGGTGCTAGTGCTGAATACTCAGCCAAGTATTGGGCTAACCAAGCGGCTAACTCTGCTAAAGACTTTGTAGATGTGTACTACGGTTCATTTACTTCAGATTCAAACGCAGAAGATTACCAGCTAAACACTAACGAAGGCACAGTGAATGTCGGTGACCTTTACTTCAACAGCACAGACAATGTGATGCGTGTACGCACGTTCTCAGGATGGCAGGATGTAGCTACAGATACTAGTAGTCTTGCCACTAACGGCTTCGCAATCGCAATGGCAATCGCCCTATAGAGGATAAACTATGGCACAAAATTTTAGACGATATATGCTACAGGGCGTAGGCACTTCGGCTGCTGATATACCTAATGGCACAGACTTTGACAGTTACGATACCATTGTAGGTATCCACATGACTAACACAACATCTAACGCAATTACAGTAGACTGCTACCTTTCTAACGGTGGTACTAACCACTATCTCATCAAAGGCGCACCAATCGCCGCTGGCGGTGCTTTGCAGCTTCTTGATGGTGGCGCAAAGGTAGTCGTAGCAAGTGGTGACAGACTGTGGGTAGAATCTGATACAGCATCATCATTGGATGTATGGGTATCTGCCGTTGACGCGATTAGCACATAAGGGAGATAGACATGGGTTACATTGGTAATCAGGCTGTACAAGGCTACAGCAGCATCCCTGCTAAACAAGACTTAACAGGTGCAACAGGTGGGACACTAACACTTACCCACGCTGTATCTAGCCCAGAGGCTATTGACCTATATATCAATAACGTCCGTCAGGAGCCTACCGAATCATACGGTGCAGCAGGTACTACAGTTACCCTTAATGGATACACTGTATCTGCCTCAGATGATATTTACGTTGTGTATAATGCACTAGCATTGCAGACATCTGTACCCCCTGATGGTTCTATTACATCAGCAAAGCTAGACCCTAACCTTGTTTTAGGTGGTGGTAGCTTTCTTGGAGATAGTGGTGGGGGAACTGCTGACATCTTTCGTGTACATGAGGATGAGTTGAACACAGACATTACTGTGGCAGCTAATACCAACGCTCTGTGTGCTGGCCCTTTAACTGTAGCAACAGGAGTTACTATTACTGTTAATGGTAACATGGTGATAGCATGAGCGAGTTAAGAGCAGACACAATCACAGGCAGTGATGGTTCAAGTGCAGTTACGCTGACTAAGCAGAGTGCGGCGAAGGCACATATCTTGTTTGACCAAAGAGGTTCCTTTTTGTCAGGTGGGGCGGCCACAGAAGGAAGTCAGTCATTCAACATATCATCAAGCGTCGATGTTGAACAGGGCAACTATTCAGTTACGTTTACTAATAATATGACAAATGAGGAGTACACGCCTGTAACTTCTGCACATTATAATGGTCTTGTGGCTAATAAAAACAACCCTAGATTTGCTGGACCTTACTCCATAACTTCATCGGGATATATAGTTTCTGCGGTATCTTCAAATTCTGCGGCACAAGATTCAGTGCATCAATCTGCAACTTTTGGAGACTTAGCATGAGTGAGATAAAAGTAGATACCCTCACTGGCAAGACCACCGCCAACGACATCACAGTGACGGTTGGTGCTACTGCCACGCAGTCTCTGGAACAGGGGTTGGCAAAGGCGTGGTGTGGTTATAATCAAACAGGCACTCCCTCAATAGATGACAGTTTAAATGTCGCTTCTCTTACAGATACGGCGACTGGTCGGACTTTCGTAAATTATTCGTCAAATATGAACAATGCAGGATATTCTGTAAGTTTAGCGGTTGCTAAATGGGATGCGACTGATGACGGAAACAGCACCTGTGCTATTGGTTCAACTAGCGTTGTAAGAACAACATCGGGTCATCCTTCGACACACTCTAGAGGAGACAATAACTTGCTTTTAGATACTGCTAATATTTGTTCTACAGTACACGGAGACTTAGCATAATGGCTGGTAAAATTGTAGCAGATACGCTGGAACACAGCACCGCTGGGTCAATCGCCACGAACTATGTTGTCGAGGGTAGTGCGAAGGCTTGGGCAAGATATAATGCAAGCACGGGAACGCCTAGTGTTAATGACAGCTTAAACGTAGCCAGTATGTCCGATGTGGCTACAGGAAAGCACTCATACTCATTCTCGTCCTCTTTTGAAAATGCAAACTATGCTTTTACTATAGGTGGCAGTAATGTGGGAACAGACAGCAGACTTTTGCTTAATAATGCAAATGCACCCGCAACGGGTTCCTTCCAGTTTGTGACTATTAACGGTTCAAGTGCCGCAACAGATGGAACGCATAACGCCACAGTATTTCACGGAGACCTTGCCTAATGCAGACACCTGATTTCAAAGGCACTCACCTGTTTGACCGTCTATGCTGGGCAAAAGAAAACCTAGATGGTGTGCAGTCAGACTATCGTGTGGTGTACGAGGACAGCATTGATGAGTGCGCCAAGATACTGGTGCCTGACCCTAACTGGATGGCTTGTGCATTGCAGGGCGGTATCCTGCCACCTGTGTGGGTGTACCATGAGTTAGCTAAAGATGAGGCACAGCCCGACTTCAAGAAGCATACACGTGGATACCTTCTGCATCAGACAGAGCCTGTAGGCGCAATGACAGAGGAAGAGGCAATCGAATATTTAATTATGAAAGACTGTCCTGAATCTGTATGGAAAACATACAACGAGGGTAACCGTCCTACGATGGTTATCTGCAAGAAACAACAACTACCTCAGACACGAGAATGGCGTAATGCTTGGAAGATTTCTGAGGAACTTAACATAGCCGCATAGGAGAATATAGTGGTTGATACATATATCGTAGATAAAGACGGTAATCAGGCAAATGCTGCTAATGTTACCATTCCAGCAAATCGTGACTTTCGTGGTGCTTGGGTACTCTCAGGTAACGTAATCGCAGAAGACTTAGATAAAGCTAAAGAAATCTTCAAGGACAAAGTACGTGAAGCACGTGCGCCTTTGCTTGAAGCTAAAGACGTAGAACTAATGAAGGCACTAGAAACAGGTGCAGACACAACAGCTATCGCTGCTGCTAAGAACGCACTGCGTGATGCACCAGCCGCTGCTGCTATTGCTTCAGCATCTACCATTACAGAACTTAAAGCTGCTTGGGATACTGCCACACTTGGTGACAATCCTTACGCATAAGGAAGGATTACACTAATGGCTTTATCAAAAATTATAGCAGAAGGCGTAGACCTTACAGACGACTTTGCGTTCACTGGCACTGTAACAGGTGCTGGTGAAATCACTGCGTCTAGCACTGCACCATCTGAGGGTGGGGCAGCTACGACTAATGTTGTGCAGGGGTTGGCAAAGGCGTGGGCAACAGCGGATGACAACACCACAATTATGGACTCTTTTAATATCGCAAGCATTACTGACCATAGCACAGGTGTTTCAACTTTAACTTTTACCAATGCAATGAATAACAATCTGT